TCAGATCCTTCACAAAGGATTTCGAGTTGACCATTCTGATATTGACGCCCACTTTTATCTTCCCAACCAGATACGATACGCCTGAGTCAGATCTCCGCTGTCGATCGGATCGACCTCGACGATCCTGTATGAGATACTCGTCTTCATATCGAGCATCCGGAGGCCTCTCTGCGGAGTGAACGGAATATCGAGAGCTGCGACGAGACAGATCATACTGTCAACCGGATGATTGCTGTCGGCCTCCGTCGCCTTCGCCTGACGAGGAGGACTGATGTACCACGCTTCATAATCGGTGTCGTTTGCAGCGAAGAACCGGGCAACTCTCCCGTATCCCTCGATCTTGTCCTTGACCTTCTTCTGATACTTCGGCTCGTCGAGATATTTGCTCATCCTCTTCCGACCTCCACGTTGCAGCCTCTTCCTTTGAGATATGCTGCGAGAAGAGATCCGATCGTCTTCGACGTCTCAGATCCGGAATCTCCCGCAAGATACTCCTCCTCGAACTCGAGAACGTCGATCTTGATCCTCTCGCTCTTGAGCGTCCCGCCATTATCCGTGTCCGGGAAAAGACTGTCGTTGTTGCTGTAATACACCGCAGCCTCGACGACGGCCTTCTTCAGGTTCGCCGGTATAACGTTTGAATCGATATACCATCCATCGTCGTCTTGGACGTCCTGTCTCGGCCAGAGCAGAGCCTGATCCTGAGAGGATCTGATCCCCTTCCACGCTCCGTAATATCTCTGATCGATATACTGGGTGGCCTTGTTCAAGGCGACCTTCTTCTGATCGTCCGTGTATCCTGAGAGCCACGTCAGACCGTAATCCTCGACGATCTGCGCAGCTTCAGCAAGATCCGCATACGTCGTCGAGTTCGTCAGTCCGGCACCTGTTTCTAAAACAAATTGTATGGCCATCGTTTACTCCTTCGGAGTTTTCGGTTTTTCCTTTTTCGTTTCCTTCTTCTCGGTCTTCTTCTCAGGCTTCGGCTCTTCCGCCTTCTTCGGCTCCGGGAGCGTTATCTCTTTGCCGTCCGGCATCGTTGCTCCGCGTCCCTTGTAGTGACTCAGTTCCGCTTCCGGAACCTTCACGAGTCCGGCCTTTGTAAGGATCTCAACTGTCTTCATTTTATTCTCCTCGTCATAAAGTTCAGCTATGCGGGCTGCCCTCCGCTCTTTACACTTTGGACAGCCTCGCATAACCGGCATGGATTATTCGTCCGCTTCTTCCAACGCTTCGAGAACGGCGTCTTTTTTGTCCGCGAAACTGTCGAACTCGGCGAGGTCCACGTCAATGCCGTTGGCCTCAACGATTTCTTCCAGTGCAGCATTAGATCTACACTTCTGGATCGCTTCCTCGAGTGTGTATTCGCCATCCTCTCCGTCGTCGGAACTTTCGGAAGGTACGGGATCATCTGCTCGCTTCCAACCGTCCTTCTCCCACTGAGGGAGATCGGCCACGTTGATGTTCAGCTTCTTTTTTCCCTTCACGATGGTGCATTTAGGCAGAACCTTCTGCGGGCTCGCGAGGAAAAAAGGAGCGAGTGCGAACAGAACCAAACAAACAACAAAAGTTCCAGTCATAGTCGGCCTCCTTTCAAAAGAGTTGGGCGGGGAGGCGACTACTCTCCCCGCCCGGTTAAGGTTAGTCCTTGTACGGTCTCACCGCCAGATTCCCGTCCAGCGTCTTGATTCCGAAGAGCACGTCAAGAACGACGACAACCTTGGAGTTGTCTCCGTCGTAATACAGACGTGAACGGATCGAGAGGTTGGTCACGGGATCTGTCACGCTGACCACCCGCGCGCCGAGCTCGTTCGGAAGCTCAAAAGGCAGCTGACCGAACGCCATGGCGAACGCGTTCTTGTGATAAGCGAGATTCTGCGTTGAGCTCGCGACGATCGTCCCGGTGACGACATCGCCGTCGGAAACCGCTGCAGCGAGCGGAGGTGTGAAGCTCACGTCTCCCTCACCGCCGGTGAAGGTCACGTCTGCTGTTACCGCATACCGCTGAGTGTTTCCTGCGATCACGAAAGTGTCGCCGATATTCCAGTCACCACCGTCGGTCACGCCGTCGATATGGATCGTGGAGACGCCCTTCGCGTAACCCGCCACGTTGTCGATCGCCCCGGTTGCGTCCGCGCAGGTACCACCGGTGTGCGTCTTAACGTTCTGGTTCGCGAAGAAGTTGAACCCGTATCTCTGGCCGAGTGCACCTGAGACCTGAGTTCTGACACCTTCGGCTCCTGCGCCCTGCCACTGCGCGAACGCGGACAGTCCGAGGAGGTTCGCTTCCATCTCGCCATCGACCATATAATGCATCATGGCGGGATCTTTCATCGGAACGGCGTTATCGAACAGCACCTTGCGCGGTCCAGTGATGTCCGTCACGACTGAACCCGGAGTGGCGTTCAGATCGTAAAGCCAGGGAACTTCTTTGTACAGATCGCAGAGCGAAGAGTCAATGAAGTCCGCCAGCGCATACGCTGCAGGCCGTATGTGCTGTTCGATGATGTTCTTCTCGCTGAGCGCGAGTTCCTTATCGGTCAGTGCGAACCTGACCTCTTTCCAGTAGTCCAGCGAGATCTGCACCTGACCGGTGTCGAGATCCTGTGCTGAACCGGGAGCGTCTTCCGCTGTGAAAGACGAGGGCTTTTTGATGTTGATCTTCTCACCGCGTCCGTAGACACGACGCTCTTCATCATAGCCCATATAGATGGTGTTGGCCATCCCGAGAGCTTTTTCCAGCTGGATCAAAGCCTCGTTCGCATAAAATTCCGGTACGTAATAACCTAATGAATTTGCCATATCTCAATTCTCCTGTTAGCTCTCTTCGAGTTGAAGTGTTTGACCCGCTTTCTCCGCGCGCTCCTTCGCTGCGCGGTACTTGAGAGGATCTCGGGCGTCCTCTTTAGAAATGGTCATGGTTCCGCCCTGAGAGCTTCCGGGCGCACCATCTTTTCCTCCACCGCCTCCGCCGGAACTTCCGGCTCCCTTAAAGGCAGAGGGGAAACGCTTAACCATTCCCTTGACGAGTGCCTCGATGGAAATTGGATTGGCTTCGCCATCCACGGCAGGCTCTCCCTGCTCTGTCAGAACCTGAATCCCGAAATCGTCGTCCTGTTCGAGAACTTTAACACGGCCTGAAACGTGAGGAAGAAGAAGCTCGACGTCGCCCTTTGCAGCTTCGATCGCTTTCATAGCTTCGTTGTCCACGAGGAGTTTTCTCAGCTTTCCCATCAGCTTCTCGCTTCTGGTGTTAACAGACTCCAACTTCTCGTTGTGCTGTTTAACGAGCTGCTCGGCTTGGGCTTCCAGTTTTCTCTGAATCTCCTTGTCCATGTCGATATTGCCCGCATCGAATTCCTCGATCCTTCCCAGAGCGTCGATCGCAGCCTCGAGATCCACGTCGGAATACTTCTCGAATCCCTTCGCGACCTTCTCGGCGTCGTCCGCTCTCCTCCGTTCCTTGTTCAGCGCACTTTTCAGTGCTCCCGTGTCGGCTATCTCGTAACTGCCGACCGCAATTCCGTTGAGAAAATACTTTCCACCATCCTCTCGATAGGCTCCTCTGTATTTCTCGTCCACAGTGTTGATATCATCAACAATCAAATCAAGTTCGTCAACCATCTCGGTCTCCTTTATAAAATAGTCTCGCCGAACTCTCTTCGGTGGTGCGCCTCTCGCACAACCTGACTTTTTAATTCAAACGACAGGTGAGGGAAGAAAACGAAACCCTCACCCGTCTGGGCAAAAAAGAAAGCCGCAATCGCTTTCATCATCCTGCATCCTTTAATGGATTTCCTGCTCTGTTCACGCCGAACTGATCGAGGAGCTTCGTCGCTCCGTCGGCATCGACGAGATCCTTCACGCTCTCGATCTTCCCGTCCCGGTACATCTGAGCCCGAACCGGTCCAAGTAAAGTGTTCTGTGTTCCCACCGGCTGATCCTTTAACCAGACGTCGAAATCCGGAGGCGTCGCAATCTTTCCGTCCATCCGCGTCGCGTCCGTGACTCTGTATCTCTGGAAGAACTCGACCTCGCGAGCTCCGGTGATCCCCATTTCCTCCCAGCTCTTCGTTACGTACGCAAGAGTTGATCTGCAATTATAATGCTGGGGAGGGATCGGCCCAACGTCGTCGAGCGAATAGACGTCTCCGTGAAGAGACATACAAATGAACGTCGTCCGATCATCGAGCGTCGCCACGTACTGGACGCCCTTTATCACGTCGCTGTTCTGATCCGCGAACGCCAGCCTTGTCTGAACAGATGAATAAGTCGTCGCCGTTCTCGCGACGGCCTCCGCGTTATCGAACACGCGAGAGATCCCGCCGGTCGTGAACGCGCCGTATTCCCGGAGCAGGAGATCTTTCGTCATCTGAGGAATCGATTTCCCTTCGATCATTCCGATCCGGAAAGCCTCGTATATGTTCTCCTGAGACGTCGCCTGAAGCTCGCTGAACCATTCCCGCATAATCTTGTTATTGAACGGCCTGTCCATAACGATGTTTACGAGCTGGGCCGGAGCGATCAGTGTCGGTTCCCATTCGAACGGAAGAGCGTTCCTGAACTCCCGATACGAATCGTCGAGTTCGGATCTCGCTGCGTCGATCGTCGCTTGCTCGAGCTTCGACGTGACTCGATCCCATCCCATAGCGTCCGTGATCGCGTTCCGAAGATCGAGCAGACGTATGTCCTGAGCCGTCAACTGATCGAACGGAAGACGGTTCAGAGTCTCGGCTATGTCCGGAAGAACCTCCTCTCGGATAACCCGTTTGATCTCGGCCACGACTTCGTTCGTCGCACCGAATCTCCGGATCTCCGCGAGAAACGCGCTTTCGATTAGTTCTTCATTTACACTGGGCATTAGATCTCAGCTCCAACTTGTCCCTGCGCCGGTGTCGGGGTTCCTCTGTCAAACAGCGAGAGGCCGTTCCCCTTCTCGGCAGCAACTCTTTGCTTCTCAACTTCCGGATCGACCTTGTCTGAGAGTCGTCCGTATCTCTGCAGCTCTTCGATAAACGTCTCGTGCGAAATCGCTCCGAGCTTCCTCGCTTCGATAACGTCCTTGACCTCCTGAGCCTGCTGAGTGTTAAAAACGAAATCCTGATATATGTTATATTCGATCTGATCGAGAGGGATGTCGAATCCCATCCATTTCAGATTGAGCTGCATTATTTTCCGCATAGCGAGATTGGCTTCATCGATCCAGCTTTCGATCTGACTCCGGCTCTTGCTCTCGTTCGCTGCAATACCCGTCGCCTTGACGTTCGCCAGACGCGTGATCATCGGAGCCATCCCGAGAACCTCCATTCTCTCGCGTATATCGTGGATATCCTTCCAGCCATTGTCTGCCGGCTTTCCCGTCGTCTCAACTCGAGAGAGAGTCGCCTCCGGGTTCTCGCTCATCACGGCCTGTGTCGGAGCGATCTTGATCCCGGCCTTGCACTCTTCTTCGGTAAACCCGGAGCCCATTATGATTCCGAGCCGGTCGAATCTCAGGATGTTCTTCTGATCGGATCTCGACTGATAATCCTCGAGGTTCGCCCACAGAAGATCGAGGAACGGAGGGAGCGCGCTCATCATTGCGATCTTCTCCGTGTACGCCGTGACGATGGGGAGATCTTCCGGAGTCTTCTCGGCCATCACGAAAGTCCCGCTCTTCACCTTCTTGTACTCGTCCTCCTTTGACGAGGCCGATCCCTTCTTCCTCTTCTCGCGTCTCCAGAGCTCCCATCCATCGGCTCTGATAACCCTGATCTGATCGTACGCGACCTGCTCCCAGTTATCTGTATCCTCGATGTACGATTCCTTGACCCGGATCTCGACGATCTTCTCCGTCCCGTTCCTTTGCTCCTGAGTCTCCCAGCCGATTACTTTCGGTGTGCCGAGAACGCGGTTGATCGGTTTGAGCTTCTCGTTCTTCTCGGTCTCTTTGTCGACATTGTCCGGATCATCGATCTCCGGATAATCGGTAAAGCTCGTGCAGACGCCCCACTTCAGGAGCATACGGAAAAGGCTCTTGGAGAACGCCTGATGGTGCTGTCCCTCTCCGTCCATGTCGTCCATCACAGGCGCGAGAGCTTCCTTCGCCTCGTCGTTTCCCTTGACGTCCCATCTGGCAGGTCTCGAGAACGGTCTGGCGACATACTTCTCGATCGTGTCTTTATAGACGTTGTTGAGGAACGATCGCTTGAGCCTGACTTTGTACTTCGACTCCTTCTCCTCGGGCTCCTTCGGCAACCACGTCTTTCCCGCAGCCCGCATAGAGAGAATCCCGCCAAGAATATCCATGCAGAGATCCCACGATCCCGCCGTCATCATAGCGTTGTATTGTATACTGGGTGTGTCAACCGCCATCTCGGTTCTCCATCAAATTTGTTTATTTTCCGTCGTGTACCCGCCATCGATCGGATGACGTTTCGCCACGTAATAACCTACACTGTCTGAGAGGTGCGTCCGTTCGCTGTTGCTTTTATCGATCTCCCCGCTTCCGTCTTTCTTGACCATAGTCTCATCGAAGTCCGTCGCCGTCTCCGGAGCGTTTACCGGATCGATGTACATACGACTGAATCCTGACGCCGAACAGAATCTCGAGTTGACCGCGTTCACTCTGACTCGCTCCGGAGGATTCTTTCTCGGAACCCGGAACCTCAGACGATCTTTAAACTTCGGCCTGAGGATCTGTTTGATGATATCCCAGTCAGATCCTCGAACCTTCGCCGATCCTCTCGCTCCGCCCGTCGCGTCACCATAACAATAGACCTGTCCCTGATGCGTGCCCCAGTTCTTTAAGATCTTCTCGCAGATCCGTTTCGTCGTCGAGCTCTTCTGGATGACCTCTTCGCCGATAACCAAAGTCTTGTCTGCGCGTGGTCCTTCGATCCTCTGTTCTCTCCGTTCCTGAATAATCGCGGAGACTCCCGGCTCGACGTTAAAGTCGAAACAGAGATGGAGAGGAGCTCTCGGATCGTACTGAAGACGCTTCGCAGCGTGTACTTCTCTTTCGAACGCGTGGTATGCCCGGCCTATAAAGTGAATGAAGTCCGCCTCGTATTCCTGCTTAAAGGTCAATGGATCCATTCGCCTCTTCGCTCTCTCGAGCTCGAGTTCCGCTTGCTCAAGTCCGAGATACATCGGCATAACCTCGAGCGAAGTCCAGTGATGATACATCCACTCGTCCGCGTTTTCCGCTTCCTGCGCGAACTGAGCCGTCTTGTAGTAATGATTCCGGCCTTCCGGAACCCCGTACTGATCAAGGCCTCCGAGACGTTCGGAAAGAGCCGGCATCACGTGCTGCTCGATCGCTTCCGGTTTCATGTTCGCGACCTCGTCCGCGAAAACCCAGTTCCAGGATGGTCCCTCGAATCGATCCGGACGATCCATCCCGATACACCAGACCTCCGATCCGTTAAAAAGCTTTATCATCAGATCCGACTCGCTCTTGTCCCGATCTCGATAGAGGCCGTGGAGCATCTTCTTCAGATCCTCCCAGTAGATCCTCTTGACCTGGCCGTACGTCGGAGCCGTGAAAGCGATCCGGAAGTCAGGCCAGAAGGTATTCGACATGGCCATCTTGCACCCGCGTCTCTTCGCCACCTTCGTCTTCCCGGATCTTCGACCGGCGGGAACGACGTTGAATCTCTTTCTCGAGAGCTCGTATCGAGCCTGCTTGACGTGGTGATCGAAGAAGAGAGGATCTTCAACGGCCTTTACCAGATTGGCTCTTCCTCCGATCGGAGGAGGGGGTGCGAGTAGTCCGGCAGCACTCATCCCGTAGCCTTTTCGAACATAATGTATTTGATCTTGTTCCGCTTCAACCAGGCCTTCGCCTCTTCAGCGGTGAATCGTTTTCTCGGGAATCGATACGACTGCGCCGTCGATCCTCCGTCCCGCTTTAATGGTCCGCCGTATATCATCACGCCGTTGCCGAGTGTCTTCAAGACTTTGATCCTCGAGAACAGTCCCGGCGATTTAACGCGTGCTGCGTGGAAGTTAGGAAACGGCATTTACTTCCCTCTCTTTAAGGACTTTGAAGATTTTCTCGACGTCTTCTTTCGAGAGGTCTTCTTTTTCGTCGATGATGATGAAACATCCGGATCTTTGAAGTTCCCGCTCTTGTCCTGAAACTTCGTCAGCCCGGAGTTCATCCGATCGAGAGCCTCGCGAATCGCGGCAGCTTTGTCCGCGACTTCGTCCTCCTGTTCGCCCTGTTCCCTCAGACCGCAGAGAGCCTTCGAGAGGAAGATCAGCATGACTGTATCGCCCTTGCCTTCCGTCGCCTTCTCGAACGCCTTCGTCATGATCTTTTCTTTCGCTTCCGCCAGCCCGAGACGGTACGCTCTCTTGAGTCCCTCGTCCTCCTCGAGCTTCGTGCAGAACGTCTTCCGGCCCACGCCGAGATAGTCCGCGATCGTCCGTTGGTTGACCCCGCAGGATGCCAGAGCCTTTACTTGCTCGCACTGAGCTTTGGTTGGCTTTCCGCCCTTGAAAAAGTTCGCTGATCCGGGCTTCTTCGCTTCGCGTTTTGAGCGCGCTCTTCGGCTGCGCTTCGCTTTGGAGGGTTTTTCTGGCCGTGAGGTCTTTTTTCGGTTTCCACTTGCTGTCGTTGTTCATACCTTCCAACAGTAAAAACTGATCTCGGCCTCGATAGCCTTTCGCCCATAGTATATACCGGGAATACTATGTATGTACAGAAATTTTTCAATCTTCCATTTGATCAGATGTCACAGGGATGTTCGGCGTTTTTACTCCTTTCGTCGAGTTTGGTCAATCCGAGCCGTTTAAACTCCCTTCGGACGAGTCCGACGGAGCAGCCGAGAACTTCGGCAATTCCTGCCCAAGAGTAGCCCTTCTGGTATTTCGAGAGCTCCTTCTTCGTGAAGGCTCTCCGGGTTCTTCCCCGGTTCGGTCGTTCGATTCCGAGGACGTCGCAGGCGTGAATCAGGGTGCCGTACGAACACCCGAGAGTCTTCGCTGCAGCCCTGATCGTACCTGAATTATTTATCGCGGTCTGGACGTCGTGTCTTGAAAAATTGTATTTGTCTCCGGTGTAATTTCTTCTGGTCATTTATCCTTCTCCTTATATCTCGCCTGACAGTAAGGCGAACAGAAATGCTGATCATCTTTCGTCGAGATCCAGATCCGCTTCGCGCGTTCTCGCGCGTCCTCTTCGGAGTCGCAGAGCCTGCTGTGTTTGGTTCCACAGTTGTTACACTTAATTAAGAACTTGACGATTATCATTTTTTACCCTTCTTGAAATTCGCGTACATTTCGGTCAAGTCGTTCTTCTTCTCCGAATCCTTCTCGAGATCCATCTGAGCGACGCGATCCTCGATCGTCATCGGCTCGTCAGGAGAAGAGACAGGAGGCGGAGCGAACGCAGCGAGCTTCCTTCTCGGTTCCTCCGGAGGAAAGCTCGTGTCTGGCTTCGGAGCTTTACCCTCGCGCTGATTGAGTTCGAATGGACCGTGACCGTCGCGAGTGTAAACGCCCATGTGTTGGAAGCTCCCGGCGTCGTCGAATTTGAACTCCACCCAGCAATCGACCTGAGACGCGATGTGTCCGCTTCGACAGTCCATAAGGATAACCGCAGCAGCAGTAAATTGTTTAAAGGTGTGAGGGACTCCGAGATCCTCGAAGACTCTCAACATCCTTTCCTGCTCATTCATTGCCATCTGTCACCTCCTCTGGAATAAGAGTCTCCCAAATCTTTAACCCACGATCAGCAGCCTCGAGATCATTCCACCGGAGCTTGACCCGGAGAGCACCAGTCTCCTTGATCGTCTCGCGATAAATAAACCGCGCCGGGATAACGTCCTCCGAGCAGAGTCTCTGCAATACAACGGCGATGCCGTTCGGTGAGAGAGCCTTCCCCTGACGGACGACGTGGACCGAATCGTCGAGCAGGTACGTCCGCTCCTGAGATCCCTTGATCTCGCGTCCGCAGGCCGGACACTTTCCTCCGTTCTCCTCGAGGAGTTTCGTTATGTCCGCCGGCTTGATAGCCTTCCCGATCTGGAGCCTCGCGGTTCCGTCTTCCTTCACCTCGAGGATCTTCACCCAGATAGGTTCTCCGCACTCTCGACAGGCGACCCGGATCGGCAGCTCCGGATCTACAACGACGAGCTCGAGATCCGCGTTCTCCGTTTGGCAATGGGGACACTCGATTGTAACTAAAGCCTTTGTCTGTTCATCCATGGTTTTCTTCTCCTTTTTAACGTGTTTATGAATTTCGTCTGTCACGGCCTAACACACCTTTGCGGCCTCTTCCCGTAGCCTCCAAATGCTCTTCTTTAAACTGATCATATTTGATAGAAAGCTGTTTGGAGCCAGTAGGGAAAAGGGTGTGAAGGTGTGAAAGGTGTGTTTCCTCCTAAAGAACTTAAAGCAAACAGGTGAAAGCTCGAAATAAAAGAACTTAAAAACAGCCTTTTTGACAGGCCACAGGCGTGTAAGGCCGTGCGCTCCTCCTCTTTTCGTTTTCATTTCTCGCCCTCATCCACAGTAATGTTTCCATCGTTAAATTCGATGTCCCGTTTTCCGGCCACCCGTTCCTCCTTCTCCGGTGTGCCGTTCTCGGGCTCCTCCTTTTTGGTTTTAAACAGCTGATTCTGTGCGCGATTGGATCTCTCGATTCTGCCCCGTTTTTCGATCGATTTCTGGCTCCGGGATCTTCGCGCCGGTTCCCCGGTGATCGGGCTTTCCCCGGTCTCCCGGAAGTACGTCCGAACGGCGTCCGGGACAGACAGTCCGACCTCGGCGACGGCAGCTTGAAACTGATCGAGCGAGATCTTCGTTTCCTTGAAAGCCCGGACCAGATCGACGATCCAGCTCGTCGTCTTTCCTCCGCGTCTCGAGCTCGCGACCGGGGATCTCCGTCGAGCCTCCTCCGCGCGTCTCTCGGCCTCCGCCCTGATCGCTGCCTGCTTCTCCATATCGAACCTGACTCTCTCGAGTTCCCGAATCGTTTCCGCAGCGTCTGTATCGATTTCCATGTTGATCGTCCCGGAACTCGGCCACCCGCCGTAAAAGGCCTGCGCGAAGATCTCCTTGACCACCTTCGACGTCTGCCTCTCGACGATGTTGAGAACCTCCGGCCTGTTCGCCTCCCGCATAGAGATCTCGAATTTCCCGGTGAACCGATCATCGCCGGTGAAGACTTCCGTGATCACCTCGATGGATTGGTTCGGAGTGTTCGGCTCGAGCCTGACCCGGATCTCTCTCGGGATCATCCTATTCGCCACAGACGACCTCCCTCGGTTCGAAGAGGAGCCGGAAGTCTTTCTCCTTTTTCGAATACTTCGACCCTTCATATCCGTCGTCGTTCCTGACGAACTGATATTGGATCCAGCCGTTCTGATATCCCGTTATCTTGAATTTCCACTCGGCGAACGGGTTCCCCTCGTCCCTCTTTGCCATCCAGTAATCTCCGACGACGATCTCCGACTCCATCGCCTTCTCGAACAGTCTCTTTATCCATTTAATCATCTTCGCCCTCCTTCCGAACTTCCGGCATAACGCCTGACCACTCGTCCCAGACGGGGCACATAAGCCGGCAGCAGCGATAGACCTCCCCGTGAGATCCGTGAGAGCACTTCAAGATCCCGTTTCCCGATCCGAGAACGGTTTTTCCCGGGAGTACGTGCTGATAGCTGCAGACCTTCTCGAGATCCGGCCACTCGACTATGGCGTATGACCTCGAGGGAGCAACGGCCTTCTCGAGCCGGCGTATGTGAGGCCATAACGCGCGGATGTCCTTCGTCTTCTGAACGACGCACATCGCGCGAAGCAGTTTTTTAAACGCGCTTCTGATCATCTTTCGTCTCCTTAAATTCTATGTCCCGGACTCCGGGCTCTGGTTTCGGTTCTTCCTTCTTCGCCTTCGGTTTCTTTTCCAACATCGGCTTGGGCTTCTCCTCCGGAACCTCTCCCGGAAAGAAGACGGACAAAAGCTGCGCGCGGAAATCCTGAACGACGTTTTCGAGATCCTCCGGACTCGACGGCCTTATAAAAGACATATCACACTCGACTGACATCATCTCTTCCATTCCGAATCCGCCGTATGAAATGCTCATATCTCGAATTACCGCGTTCATCCTTCCTGTAATCCACGCCATTACTTTCTCCTCGCCCAGTCGTTGATCGCGTCGATCGCCGTGTCGAGCTTCCGGAAGACGACGTCCGAGTGGTAGTCAACCCACGCCGAGATCTTCTTGTCCGGAGGGACGATCGAGACGACGAGCTTCGAGAGCTCCCATCCCATATAGATCTCCATCGAGGTTCCCGCGCTCGGCCTCCAGCAGTTCGCGAGGATGACGTCGCTCTGGAATATATCCTCCTTGTCCGGCTCGACGATGTCGCTCGAGTCGTGGATCTTCGACTGATAAACCACGTCCTGGGCAGGCCTCAGTCCGGGATCTCGAATCTCCGTCTCGAGGAGGATCTTCGCGGTCTCCCTCCACGTCGAGATCTCAGTTTCGTTGCAGTCGAGCATAGGACCAGCGAGATACACGATCGGCTTTCCGTCCCGAACGTGTTCGATCGCTCCGTTCCGATCGGGAGATCCCCACTCCCGCTTTCGGTTCCTCTCGAGTTTGAGCTCAGTGTACTCGAGGAGCTCTTCCGTCGAGAGGCCGTACATCCGGGCTCCGTCGAGAAGAAGCATCAGGCAGTCCGCGAACTCTTCGGTGCTCGGATCGTTATAGAGTTCATAGACTTCCTTTTTAAAATGAGCAAGGCAGGGTTTCAACCGGCTGCCGTCTCCGAAAGTCTCATCCGACCATCCTCCTATTTCCGCCTGTAACGTTTGCAATCTGTCTAAGTCGTTCATTTAGCCCTCCTTTTTTTTCAGTTTCCTTAACGTGACCGGGTTCTGTGGGTGACATTCGACGAGTCCCTCCTCTTCGACGTCAACCCTGTTCTCCTCGTGCGGACAGTCCTCCGTCCAACAGGGCAGGCAGGGATATACGCCATCGAAGAAAATCAGACCGACGTGGATCTTCCCGCATTCCTTGAAGCAGAGATCGCTTTCGCGCTTATCCTTCGTCATAGGAACGAGGAAAAGGCGTTTCGGATCTTTGATCTTCCCGCACTTCGTGCAATACTCTTCTCCGATTCCCGTCTTCCCGTCGAATACGCAATCACACGTTGTTGTCTCACTCATCTGCTTCCTCCTCTGCTGCCTGAAGCTCGAGCGCGTCGAGATTCTCGGAAGTGTAATTGAGAACCGCCGTCTCGTCGTCCCGGAGCTTCTGTCCGGCTTCTTCGCGTTCGGCGAGATTGTCGTGCATCCATATAAGATACTTCGCCGGGACGTCCCTCATCTTCTTCTTTTCGTGCTCCCCGAACGGCATCGGGCTTTCGTCCGTCACTTCTTTGATTCCGGTATCGTCCGGATCTTCATTCTTGAAAAAAATCCTCGCATTCATCTTCTTCTCCTTCATTTAAAAAAAGTTTACCCGTATCGGGCTTGGTCGTTCCGTTCCATTCGAATTCGCGACAGTTGATCGTGCAGGTGTCTATGTCGCGCTGTTCCGGGATCGGGCAGTCCTCGTAAAATCTGCAACTCCGTTCTCCGAAACTCATTTTCTTCCTTCCTCTTTATCTATCTGTTTTAGCTTCTTCCGGATCTTCTTTAGCGATATTCCGAACTCGTTCGAGATCTTGACTTCCGAGACTCCGATCTTTCGCAGATAAAGAAGATCGTTCCACGTGATCCGCTTTTTCTTTTTAACCTTTTCGATCGCTTCGAAACTATTCATAAAGATTTCCTCCTTTTATTCTTTCGAGATGATATGATCGGCCTCCACCTCTTTTGATTATAAACTCCTCGACCGGCGCGTTGAGATATTTCACGAGGACGTTCGTCGAGAAGACGGTCAGTCTCCCCTGAGAGCTCTTCGCCCGGATCAGGATCTCTCCGAAGAGATCGTTGTCCTCGACGATCTTCAGGAGCTCTTTCGCGTGCATCGTCGCATTCCCGGCGTCTTCCCACCAGAGCTTGACGAATTCCTTCAGATCCTCTCCCTCCGGATCGGCCTCGCGCACCCATTCGCGCCAGTTGGTCATCCACTCTTCGGCTCCGGCTGCGAACATTATCCCGGACATCGCCTCGGCCCAGCCTTCGAATCCTCCCATCTTCATTCCCGTTGCCGGCCTTCCTTTTTCCTTCCACGCCTCGACGAGGCCGGTCATGACGCTCCATACTCTGGGACGCCGATACAGGACGTGCTTGAAGAGGTTCGGGTGTTTGAAATTCGACCGGAGCTCCGGAGCGTCGTCCTCCGGCTGAAGCGTTATCGGAACCGCTCTCCGGACGATCTCTCCCGTCGCTCTCGGATTGTTCGCCGTCGCAACGACGCTGAGGGTGTTCTCGATCCTCATCATCTGAGACTGACCGAGAAGCCGTCCCTGATAGAACTTCGACGTCACGAGAGACGCGAGCGCGGGAGAATCGACGTAATGAGCGACGTTGTCCACGTGAAGGATCGTGTCGCCCTGTTTAAGGATCGAGAGAATCCTCTTGTCCCTCTCGTCCTCGTTCGAGCTCCATTGCATTGCCGGCGTCTCCTCTCCGAGATAGATCCCGCCGGTGACCTGTTCCGCGAGCTTCGTCTTTCCGGTTCTCGGAAGCGAACTCTTGATCAGGAACATAGGAACATTCCCGAGAAGAGCCGGCCTGATCATCGGAGTTAAGAGAAGCGAGATGAAGTTCTGTTTGTCGGCCTCCGACAGGAATGGGAAATCGACGATCAGATCCTCGATAACCGGCCAGCCTCCCTCTCTCGGAGACATCCCAACGAGTTCCGCCGGTTCGTCGTAATAAACGCCTTTGTAATATCCCGGCTGAGCGAGTTCCCAGTTCGACATGTACACTGGGTAGTGAGTCAGGAGTTTCATATCTCGAATCAGAACCGAATCTCCGGCTGACGCGAGAACGAGCCCTGCCCAGTTCCTCGTCGCGTTCTTGTAAACCTGCTGGAGCTTGTTGTTCTTCCGGACTCCCTGAAAGAGCCGGATGTGCTCGTCCATTATCAGCCTCATCCGATCGACCGTAACCGTCTGGAGCTTCTTGTGCCCCGGTTCTCCGACGAGCTCAACCGGTATCCCTCCGCGTCGGTATATCACGCCTTCTGGAAGGTTCGAGAGAACTTCCTCGGCGAAGAGATCGTTCCCGATCTCTCTGTATCCGAACGTGTTGATGTGAGCTCCCGGAACCATAACGGCCTTCCTCTGACTTCTCGTTGTAGCCAGAGGCGGAGCGTTGGAACCCTTTGGCATCGGAGGAGGAGGAGGGCTATCCTTCTTCCCGACTGTTCCTGAACGCTCCGCTTGTTCTGGCACCTCTCTGGGAGTCTTGATGCCGGCCTTAATCCCGGAGAGAATTGTTTGTCTCGCTTCGTTTATCGATAAGCCGGCCTGGACCGCAGCGTCCTCGAGGATCGCTTCGACTTCGGCCTGATCGATCATCCCGGCTCCGATCATTGTCCCCATAGAAAACGCCGATCGATTGAGGGTATCGTTTCTCTCTCCCTCGTTCGCGCTGGAGACCTTTTCGGCCTCGTACGATAGGGCTGCGCTCGAGTAGCCGTTCCCGCTCGGACGGGATTCCCTCTTGCCGTTCCCTTCCGGCTGATTCTCGCCTGATTTAGGCCTGCTCTCGAGCAGAATTTCGGTTATCCACCCCGGAAGAGGCTGAACGTTGACCTCCGCCGGCGAAAGATCGTGCGCATATCTGTACATCTTCTTGGTTTTCGGGTGAACGCTTCCGACCGCGACGACCTGTCCGCCGTTTCCCCGGACATCGACCTTTGTTGCGACTTTCCCGGAACTGTTCCCGATTTCCTTGTCCGATCGATAATAAAGATGGAGTCCGCCGTTCCCGGTCATTACCGTGACGGTGTCCGGGAGATCGAGCGAGGAGAGATCCGCGCCTCTGTCTATGTCGACAACGATCAATCCTCCGGAGATCTTCCCGGTTCTGATTCCGACGTTCGTCTGAGCTGCCCAATTCGTCGCTTCCTTTTCCGTCTCCCGATCGCGTTCGGTCCACTTCTTTTCGATCGGTCTTTTTCCGGACAGTGCGAGATACGACCAGCCGAGATTCCAACCTTGTTTCGTGGCTGCTACTCTGACTGATTTACTCATTCGCTCCTCCTGTCTTTCCCATCAGGGAATCGATCCAACACTCGTGACAGAAATCGATTTGACCGTTTTTCTTCACGTCGTCGTAATACTTCCCGAACAGCATCTTGATATGATCGAGATCCGCGTCCGGGAGAGGAGCGTCTATCAGAATGCTGATGCGCGTTCCGATAAATTGAGTTTTCGCTTTCGGAAGCTCGAGAACTTTCCCGCATTTATAACAGGTGTTCTTTTTTCTCGGGATATACGAGCCGGTTTGTTTCCCGCAATAATCGCAGATCAACTGACCTTCGTCGTTCCCGGTAGAGCTCGCGTGCTTACAATACCCGCAGGCCTTGTGATAGAGGACTCCGAACCCGTCGTGGTCCTCGATCCATTCTCCGCATTTCGGACATTGCGTCTTCGGTGTTTTCTGTTCTCTTCTATCGTCTTTCATATCAACCCTCCCTTTTTTCTTTAAAGATCGCCTGAACTATATTCGCTTGAGTGTCGTCGAAGTGACCGCATCCACCGATAAAAGTTATCGCGTGATCAGAGACGAACGCCTTCGAGATCTCTCCGCAGAACGGGCACTTCGCGGTTAGTTTTCTCTGGCCGGCTTTGTCCGGCAGTTCGTCGGTGTATTTCACGGCCTCCTCCTTAAAAATTGCTTCAACCATTTATTTATCCTTTAAAACAGTGTTATAAACATGTTCTGCGATAGCTTTCATCATAAGAGGCGGGACGGCTCTCCCGATCCTCTCCCAACGCTGCTGGAACGTCCCGGTCAAGACGAAGTCGTCCGGGAAGCTCGAGACGCGTTTCAATTCCGGCATCGATAATTTCCTCATCTCGTCCGGATGCATGTGCGAGCACGCGATTCCGGGAGATCCGTGAGACTGGCAGACGGTTCCGACCGGCTCGTCCCACGCGAGTCTTTTCAGATTGAAATAGGAACCGTTCGGATGAACGTCGGAGCCGGCCTGTCCGGGCTCCATCTGTTCGAGCCACTTGTACACCTGATACTGTTTTCCGATAACGGCCTCCTGTATGTCTTCCTCCGTCTGCTCGAGATCCGTCAAGGCCTCGATGAGAGTGTACGGTCTCGGAGTTAGAATCGGCGGATGCGTCGGTGAGATCTCGAGATCCTTCCGAACGCCTATCATTATTAGTCTGGGCCGATTCTGCGGGACTCCGTAATCCTTCGCGTTTATAACCTTCGCTGCGACTCTGTATCCGCAGTTCTGAAGGGTTCCGATGATCGTGTCTTCGCTTTCTCCGAAGAGATCCGGCTGACCGTCTCCGAGCATCGCCGCAGCTTTGCCGACCGTCAGTCCCTGAACGTTCTCTCCAACGAACGCTTTCGGCTGGATCTCCTCGAGGATGCGCGCGAACTCGAAAAAGAGATCATCGGTTCTCTGTTTCGTTTCGCTGTACTTCTTCTCCTTGCCCCAGTGCTCTTCGCGCTTCCCGGACATAGAGAACGAGGCGCAGGGTGGGGAGCCGTCAAGTATGTCAAGCTCCCCAACGTCGAGTCCGACTCTCTCGAGGATCTCTTTCCCCGTCAGCTTCCGGATGTCCTCCGGCATGATTATGGTGTACGGATAATTCTCGGCGTAACAATCCCTTGCCTCTTTTATAAACTCGTTCATGGCGAGAACGTATCCGCCGGCCAATCTGTATCCTGTAGATGATCCTCCCGTACCGGCGAATGTCGATATCACGTTGAAAAGTTTCTTCGCCTCCCCCTGATAAACTTGGACCATAGTTGGTGGTTTGTACCTTCTTGCAACCGGCGGAACGTTCCTCATTTTTCTTCTCCTATTATCATCATAAATTTAACCAGCTTCATAATCATCTCTTCGTCGATCCCGTTCGCCGAGATGTTCGCTCCGGACGGATGCGGGATCGTTAGAGCTGTTATGTTTTTCCTTCTCAAATAATCCCTGACAAGATCGTCCACGAATTTTCCGACGACGATCACGTGCTTGTATCCTCCGCGCCGGATCTTCCGGATAACTCGATCTCGGACCATGGAGAGCTCTTCGCCTCTCGGGATCTTGTCTCCCTTCGCACCGGCAGATCCCGGCCAGTATGGTACGGCGTTAAAAAGATCAGCCACTTCCAAAAGCTGATCGCGGGATTCAACGCCGAACCATTTCCAGAGCCTTTTCGCGCTCGCTCCGTGACTCCACGGCTTGCACGGATCTGATTTCCGACTCGGGGCTTGCCCTATTACGAGAATCTTCATTTTATACAGATCCATCCCTGGAAGTTATAATATTTCCAGAAGCTCTCAACTCGATCAAAACCGGCGTCAGATAACATGTCATAGTTCTGTTCCGTCGTTAGAGGCTTCTGGATTTCCCGGAGCGAGATCTCCTTGTCGAGGATCTGTTCCGACGTATAAGTCTGACGCTTGAAATCGTAATACAGAAACGTAAAGATGTCCTGTATTCTCGGATCTGAAGCATAGACTTTATCGGTAAAGATAAAGACTCCTCCATCGTTCAGATTATAATAAACGTTCTGAACGAGCTCGCGCCTCTCCGCGTATGGTATAAAACAGAGCGTGAAGATCGAGAAAATGATGTCTGACTTTTTCATCTCGTCCCAGAGCTCTTCGTCCGTTATATCGTTAAGGAAGAAGTGGGCGCGCCCGGACGAATCGGACGGAAGCAGATTCTTGCTGCTGTCGTATCCGTGCAGCACGAGATCCTTGTCGTGATACTTCTTATCGATCCGCGTTAAAAGCGATCCGGTCGAACATCCGAGATCGACGATCTTCGATCCGTCAACAACGAAATACTGAAGCATCCCGTCTATGCACGCGTGGATATCTTTGTATCTCGGGATCGACGTTCCTATATGCTCATCGAAACTCTCGATCGTATCGAACGAGAAATCACCTTTGTTTCTTTTTTCGTTCATCTGAAAAGCCCTCCAAGAAAATCTTTTATATTCGACATAGCGATCCTCGAAGCGATCGCAGCATATTTTTCTTCGCCGGTATCCTGAGCCTTCTTCGCCATCCAGAGCATGCGCATACGATTGTGATGCGAAAGAACATCCGGCTGGAGAGTCGCTCCGACAAGATGCGTTATATAGAACGCGATCTCGAGCTGATTGAAGTCCTGAAGGATGTCGTATATCTCTTTCAGTCGTTCAGTCCCGGCCTCCTCGAGCTCCTTCTGTCTTTCCTCGACTTCTTCCTCGCTCCCGCAAGCCGTGAAGACGCAATCGATCATCTTCGCGTCAAGCTCAGCGAGCCTCTTCGAGTCGATCCCGTAATCCTCTGCGGATACGCAAATCTCTTTTTCATTAAACATAACTGCCCTCCTTTACAAAAAAGAATCTATTGCATCGGCGACATCGCCGGTGCTCTTGGCGAGTACATATAACCCGCCTTTTTTCTCGATCATATTTCCAAACACTTTCTGGTCCTTCCGCTGCTTCCCCTTCGAAGATTTCACCTCGATCTCGAGACGAGTTCCTCCGGGCAAGATCCCGGTCAAGTCGGCCTGTCCTTTTATTCCGAACTGAATCACCGGCATAGATCCGAGAAGATCGAGAGCTCTCTTCCGATCGCCGTCGAGAATCGCTCTCTCGACAAGCTTGCAGAAGGAGATCGGAACAGCGGTTCCGACATTCGCTCTCCAGAGTCTCATCTCCGGACGAGTAGCGAACTCACGCAGGATCTGATTCTGGATCTTTTTCTCTTCCGCCACCTTTTAGCTCCTCATGAAATCTCGTTAAATCGTACATTCCGCCGGGAAGCATCTGCCTTCCCATATAATACGCCCAGCACTTCCAAGACGGATGGACGGCGTCTCCGACGTCCTCCCGGTGACAGGATGGACCGAACACGGCCTCGATCTTCGGGCACCAATCTTCGAACTTCGTATTGTAAACCACTGCCGGGCACGCGTGATGCGCGTCCTGCATAGCTCGACCGGCGACCTCCCAGATTATCGCTCCGGCCTTTTCCTGAGATTGGATAACCGAAGACGCCTGCAGCTTTATTGTACAGTTCTTGCAAATCGTCGGTTCTTGTTTTTCTCCGAACTTTTTTCTCTTCGACATAATCATATTTCCTCCTATGTAGAAACGATTGTCCCGCAACCACTGCATTCGATTGCCGGTGGAAGACCTGTATCGTATTCCTTAACGATCCAGAGTCCGCATCCGGGACATTGATAAACGTACGCGCCCGTGAAACAGTGCCGGCATTCCCAGCTCTCGTTTTCGTTTACGACAACGAGCTGCTTTCCGCACTTCGGACAGACTTTCATTATTTTCTCCATTTTGTATTAAGCAGTCCTGTCACGATCTTATTTAAAGCGGAACCCGGCCAGTGACCGTATATTCTTTTATACTGAAGCCGAGCCCATCCCATTTTATAACCTCGATCCCAAGCGATCTGACAGAAGTGTTCATATATCATTTTCTTGTTAGCTTCGTTCGGCTGAACGAGTTGGCCGTCTATCACGACGGGAGCCTCTCCGAATATTATCTTGTATTTGTCCCGATCGCCGTCGATCTGCATCCAGACTTCCTCTTTGTCCCGGAAGAGAACGAGCTCTCCGGCCTCTTGTTTGGCGTGGACCTTCGCGATCGGTGAGAGGTCATATCCGCAGTCCGGACATCTCCAAGCTCCGTATCGAACCATCAGAAGACAACCTGGGCAGATCTTCAGACCGAGAGACTCGCTTTTTTGTTTCGTCGTTACGTCAAGCGAGTATTCTATATCCTGCAACGGAGATCCGTGACGGATCGCGTTTCCGGAATGATCGAGGATCAGAGCTTCTCCCTCTCTTCTCATTATACGACCGCACATCTGGAGCCACAGACAGAGGCTCGCTGTAGGTCTGGCGGTTATCGCGCAATCAAGAGCCGGCAGGTCGAATCCTTCCGTGGCGATTCCCACGTTGGACACGACAAGGGTAATTCCGTCACCTAACCGTCCGAGAATATCGTCGCGTTCCTGTTTGGGAGTTGTACCATCCAGATGTTCAGCTGGGATTCCTTCTCGAACGAACGACGCGACAACCGCCTTGCTATGATCTATCGTACACGCGAACCCTATCGTCTTCATTCCGTCAGCTCTCTGACGCCACGTATCGACAATGTCCGCGACTATTTTCGGTTTGTTGGATCTTCGACCGGTCTCCCTCATCGACCAGTCTCCTCCGATCCTTTTTGCCCCGGTCATATCGGGAGCCGGATGGGAGTATATCGTCGGATCTTGAATATATCCTTCCTTGACGAGCTGTTTCGGAGTCGCTGCGACTACCAGCGATTTGAACATATCTCCGAGTCCTCTTCCGTCAAGCCTGAACGGAGTCGCCGTCGCTCCGACAACCGGCAATCCCGCTTCGAATAATTTCTGATACTGACTGTCACGAATTGCGTGATGACATTCGTCTATGACGATGAGACCGACCCCGTCAGGAATCGGTCTCCTCGCCTGTTTCTGAACAGATGTCACGACGTAGTCCCGGAAGCCGATCTCGTCGAGATGATTGGCTGCCTGTCCTATCAGTTCGCGTCGATGCGCCACCCATAGCACAGCCGTATCCAGTTTCTTACAGAGCCTGGTCAACATAAACGTCTTACCTGATCCTGTTGGTGAAACCAATATCGGAAGATCGTTCAGCTGATCGGTCAGGCGTGTTACCGCAGTCCGCTGAAACGGCCATGCCATTGGGGGTGGCGTAAACATCTTACATCGGCACCGAGCAATAGAGTCTGACGGCTTCCCAGTCTTCTGCTGTGAAGTCTTCCTCCTCCTTGTTCGGGATCGCCTTCGAGAGAAGCGCAGCCCATTCCATAGTGGCTTTCGCGCTCTTCCCGTTCTCGAGCCCTTCGATCGCGTCGGCTGAAGCCTTATGTTCGAGGAAAGATCCCCACGCGATCTCGCGCGGAGTCTGACCGCTTGTGTCTTCTTCCTCTTCGGCTTCTTCTTCGACCTCTTCGGTCTCTTCGGGTTCCGGAGGCGGAGCCGGTTTCGATTTTTTGTCCGACTTCTTTTTCTTCTTCGCCGGAGCTCCCATCTCCTTCTTCCATTGGGCGTTGAGATCTTTGATCACTTTTTTCTCGGCTTCTTCGACCGAAGCCCCGCCCCAGCTCGCGAAGTCCCACTTCTCCCGCTCCTGCTCGTTGTATTCAGAATGCGTACATCTGAGCTGAACAGTTTCGATCGAGACTTCCGGATTGTCGAAATCTCCGTTAAAGCCGATCGAGTCGAGCTTCTGGAAAGAGATCTTCTGCGTGTTCTTGTTTATGTAAGTATAAACAGTACGCTCGCAATCTTCTTCCTCGATATACCAGACCGTTGCCACGCAAGGCGTTCCGGTATTCGGAGACTTTCCGACTTCAATAGAACGAAATACACCGGTGTATACTCCAATGTCAATCATAGTTATTCCTCCTCTTCTTCTTCAATGGTTTTTTCGGGATCTATTATCGCATCCCAGAGCATTGGCCAGACCTCAGTCGGTTCGTCCGGAACATCCATCTCTGGTGCCATCCCATATCGATTTTTAGCATCGTGCGTGTCCCGATGCTCCGTATATAATACGCGTTCCTCTCCGCCGATCCCTTTTCCGCTTTCCGGATCTACAGAAGAGACGAACGTTCCAAAGAGACAGGCGTCGGCCCATCTTCTTGTTACTCCCCACGTGTCTTTGTAGAGCGCAGCGACGTATCGATCGTGATCGTCGTTCGTAGGATCTTTGAAGGTCTCTATCGCGCAGTGGGAAAGCGCGACAATCATACAGTTAAGATCCTCGAGAGCTTTCAGGAATTTTAACCATTCCGGAATAGCCATTTTTATGCCTTTGTAATACGCCCAGAACTTGTCCCATCTTCCGCCGAACTCGTTGTTGCAGACGTATTCGTGACATTGTTTCTCGAATCCTGAAAGCTCGTCGAGAGCAAGAGCCTTGTAGCCCTCGAACGATTTAACCGCCTTCAGGGTTTCGCTCCACGTGTTCGAAACAAGACACGGAACCTCCCGAGCTCTTTTCGCTCCGACGAGAGTCAGGTATCCTGTTTCTGTTTGAGGCATGAGGATCGCGACGTCCGGGACGTTCGCTGCGAGGCTCGTTTTTCCCCATCCCTCTACACCGACCACTACCAGCTTGGGAGGCCGGAATTCCGTCTCGGGCATTGAGAATCCTGCCGGAGACGTTTTGACGATTTCACCTTCCTTCTCCACGTGCCTCTTCGGAGGAGGAGGTGGTGCGGCTTTTCCTTTTCTTTTTGCCATTTCTTTTTTCTCCTATTTGAAAAATGTTAAATAAAAAATCGCGGTCGATTACTCCTCACCTCCTTCCCTGATCGAGAGCTCCGCGTGTTTCTCTCCGAATTCAAAACCTAATGGGGCGTCATCGCCTTCGTTTACTTCTAACCCTGCCGTGCAGATGTCGAAATACGGGCACGGCTTATTCCATTTGAAACAGGCTCCGGTATTTTTGAACCAACGATCGTTTCGATAACAATCTCCGATCATCTGCTGCTGTTGCCAGAGCTCATATTTGTACTCGTCGAGATCCTGCTGGAGCCTCGGAACTTCGCGCCGGCAGAAGTATCTCTCCGGGTTCGAGGACATCTCGTTGAACACGCGGAGTCCGTACTCCTCCGGGCTCTCAGATCTCGTCTGCAGGAACCGTCCCTTCTTCTCGTCTCCGGACTCATACGGATCGCCGTTCTTTTTAAACATCCGGTTCCCGTCTCCGTCGTGAACGATCTTCTTCCCGTCCTTGTCGAGGTTCGGGATCGTTTTCGGCCTAAGAGCCGGACGCCGTGTCACGTCATAGAGAACTGTATCGGCTGGGGAGTATTCTTGGATCGCAAGGAAATAGTGAGAGATCTGTTGGTCCATCCGGAGCTTCCGCCAGTACGCTCCCTCCGGATCGAGATCGTCGCTCGTCGTCTTGTGCTCCATTATCGCGATCCTCCCGTCAGGGAGCTTGACGATCTTATCGATCTTCCCGGCGGTGTCGAACGTTCGCGAAGATCCGGACGTCTCGGGATTTCCGATCGGATTTTTAAATTCCCACTCAGCCTTGATCGTTTCGACCGCGTCGTCTGACCAGTATTCGAGATACGCGTTGACCATAGCGCACGCGAGCTGATAATCGCAATCGAACTTGTACTTGTCCGCGTCCCAGTCTCCTTCGAGTCCGAGCCAGTCCGGGTTCTCCGGTTTCTTCGGGATCTCTTTTTTCTCGAGTCCCTCGTGGAACATCTTCCCGACATAGAGTGGGGTGTCCACGACCTGTTTGCGAAGTCCGAGAACGTATCGAAAGCGATACATCCTCAAGCACGTCTTCGCGCAGCTCATCGATGAATAGGTTAAAATCTTCTTTGCCATCTTGCCCTCCTTAATAGAACAGTTTCGGATCGTCCTCGTCAGTCCGGGGCTGATCCTATTCCCCGGAGACGCGGGGGACGGCTCCCCGCGTTTCGGTTACTCTTCGTCGTCCATCTTGTGTGACGTTACTTTGGTCAGCTCCTTGAGCTCGAATTCATAGTCCTGTCCTCCGACCTCTACAAGAAAACGACTGAAGCCTTTCTGGATCATTTTCGCGCAGAGAAGTTCGCGCGCCTCGTTCTCGATTCCGCCTTGACGCTTCCTCTCGAGTTCGGCACTCTTCATCTTCTTCGCGAGCGCAACCATGTCTTTCGGCATCTTCGCCTCCGGGAAGAGTTTCCCGGGTGCCGGCTTCTTTTCCAGTTCTGGCTGCTTGCTCTTCGCCGGTGATTTCTTTACCGTCTTTTTCTTCACCGTCTTTTTCTTCGCCTTCGCCTTCGCCATTTTTTTCTCCAACTGTCGGCTTTGAGGGATCTGCCTCGTCAGCGTCCGGAGATCGTCCCGGACGGACGCCCGGATCTCTCCGGGCGTTTCGGCTATTCGTGAATAGCTTCGGTGAGCTTGTTCGTCGCGTCGATTAAAAGATCCCGAGCCTGATGGATCAACCCGCGAACTTTCAGCGGGATCTTCCCGTCTTTATCATCCTCGATTTCCTTCCGAAGATCGTTGACGACGTGGACAACTTTGTCCTTGCCCTTCCGGAGCCGTTTCTTGATTTGGCTTGCCATATAAATGCCCTCCTTTAAAATTGGTCTCACCTGTTTATAGCCTGTTTAAGGCCGTGGAGATCCGGACGTCCTTCTCGTCGGAGATCTCCGGAAACGGGCTTGGGCAGGTGAATCCTGCCCAAATAGCCCTATAATCGCTGGTGTAGGCCGGAAATACCCTCATTTCCGGGTTCCTCCCTTCTTCGAGGCCTTCTTCGAGCTCTTTTTCGGGCTCTTTTTCGAGGCCTTCTTTTTCGGCGTCTCCTTCTTCATCTCGACCTCGATCTGCCGAGCCTTTATCAGATCCGCGTCCGGGACATAGCTTGCTTTCTTCGCGCTCTTGTCCATCTTCGTGACCGTCTCGACGAGCGAGATCCTCAGACCGTTGACGCTCACCTTTTTAAGAGCCTTGACCGCCTTCTCGAGTTTCTGCTTCTCGCTGCCCGATTCGCTCTGGGCCTTGACCGCCTCTTTCGCTGCCTCGCGCGCTTCCTTAATCTGAGCTGCGAGTTTCTTCCCGGTCTGGGGAGGAAGTACGCTCGAGATCCCGCGCATCCTTTTTATAGAATAGCGAAGAGCCTTAATGTCGCCCTTCTCGATCGCCTCGTTCATATCGTCGAGAAGATTAACCGTGTTGTCATAGAGAGCTTTCGCGACGCGCTCGTCACCGCCTCCGATCTCGAAGACCGTGAAGTTGGCCTGCAGCCTGGTGTACTTCGCTTTTTTGTTGTACTCCCGGACTCCTTCGTTCGCGACGCTGATTGCAGCTTCGAGTTCGTTCCCGGCCTCGCGCGGAACGTATATCCCGAAATCGTTTATAATAGATCCCAGACTCGAGATCTTCCTCCGGAGGAGTCTCCTCGTTGAGGAGAGGTTCTTCTGTTCGTCAACCGAGAGAACAACCTTGTGTGTCTCCCAGTCCTCTTCGAGTCTTTCGCCGGACTCGTTTTTCTTCCGTCCGGAATGCGTGTAACTGACGCAACCTCTCTGCGAGATCCCGCCAACAACCAGGTAACCATCTTTTATGTAATTAGCTTTTGTCATGTCTGTACTCCTTTATTCGATTGAACGACCAATTTCGGCTGAAACTGTTTCCGAGCTCGAGGCGACACGAGCGCGCCCCTTTGCCCACTTCTTCAATTCGTCGATCTTCTCACGCATCGTCTGCGAGAGAGGGACTCGACTCTTGACGGCTTCGCAAATATCGAGAGTCTCGACTTCGCGAGCGTCGTCCTCGAAAGCAATATACATTGCGTCGATGAAGGCCTGCTCGATTTCCGAGCCGGTGTATCCGTCCGACATCTCCGCGATTTTGACTTCATCTGCGTTCTTGCAGGGTTCGAACTTTTTCGCCATAACCCTTGAGATCTCCTCGCGCTCTTTTACGTTCGGAAGATCGACGAACCAGAGATCATCCCAGCGACCGGCGCGGAGGAACTCCGGCGGGAGCTTCGAGATGTCGTTCGAAGTGGCTATGATGAACACTCCGTCTTTCCGTTCCTGCATCCAGGTCAGGAAGGCTCCGAAGACGCGCGTGGATGTTCCTCCGTCGGTTTCCCCGGAACCCTGAGCGAAAGCCTTCTCGATCTCGTCCACCCAGAGGATGCACGGAGCGATCGCCTCCGCAGTCTGGAGAGCCGTCCGGATCTTTCCCTCGGACTCTCCAACGTATTTTCCGAACAGCGCGCCCACGTCCATCCTTAATAAAGGAAGGTTCCACGTATTCGCGATGCACTTGGCGGTCAGGCTCTTCCCGCAGCCGGGAATTCCGACGAGCAGAAAACCCTTCGGAGCCGGGAGGCCGTACTTCTTCGCCTCTTGACCGAAAGCCTTTTTCCGGACGACGAGAGAAGCCTTCAGGCGATCCATTCCGCCAACAGCGTTCATCCCTCTTTCGTCTGGCTCGTACCATTCGAGGCCGGAGCCTTTAACCACCTGAGCCTTTTCCTTCGATATAAGATCCGGCTTGAACAGCCCAGTCGCTGCGAGAGATCGCGCGAGAGCGTTTGCTGCATCCTCGGAAGTAAGGCCGAGCATTGCGCCGATTATATCGTCCCGGTTCCCGTTCTTCTTCACATCCTGGATGGCCTTCGGAGGAGCCCAGGTCATAACGCTTTCCAGTATCGCTGCCATCTCTTCGCGATCCGGAAGCGAGCACTCTATAAAGGTAAAGAGATTCAACCCTTGTCCGGGAGCCTCCTGATCGACGATCAGGATCTGTTTCGCTTTATCCTTCGGCATACTCTGAAGATCGAGATGGATGTCCCGAGCCTTCCTTTTCGCGATCGGATCTGACAACCACGCGCCGGCATCCTTCGCGATCAGGATGACGCGGTTCTCGTATCCGGACAGCCAGTCCATCGCTCCGTCGAACGGGCGAGTCTCGTCTTTTTTGATCTGGTTCGTCTGTCCGACTCTTTCGACTCCCTTCGTGACCGTCCATGTCCAGAGCTCATACTGGAGCCTGTCGGCGATCGGGACCAGAGATCTTTCGACTCTGACTTCTTCCGGAGTCCGCAACCATACGATGCCGGTCTTTGCCCGCATCGCAACTTCGATTTCTTCTAAATAATTAGTCATTGTTAACCCTCCGATTAATGACCGTGTCCGTACGTGAGTGCCTGACCCGCCGGTGCCGCAGCAGCAACCTGATGACGGATAAAGGCGTCGTCTGAATTCCGGAGCTTCCGGATCGCGCAGGCGTCGCACCAGCCTCCGCGCGTGGACCAACCCTCGATCGTGACGGTGTTGCCGTTTCTAACGATCTGAGCTGATTTGTTTTTGAGCTGTTGTTCCAGCTCTTCGAGTTGACGCTCGCGTTCGCGTCTTGCCCTCTCTTCTTTTGCCCTGAGATCACATACCATGGTTTGCCCTCCTAATAAAAGGTATGTTTATTTAAAAAAGGATTTTACAAAACTGTCCTTTGTCAGTTCCTGAAGGAATTCGTGGATCTCGTATTCATCGAACCCTTCCTTTTTAAGTTCGTGAACCATTTCAGCAGTCGCGTCTCTGAAACGACGTTCTGCATCCTGGCTGTGAAGCCCGTCCATTCTTTCCTTTGTTTCCTTATCCATTTTTAACCCTCCGATTAAATGGCCGGCAGCAGGAGCAGGAGTGAGGGTGCGAGCATCCAGATGGAGTGCACGCCTCCCGCTACCTGCTTGCCGTTGTGAAGTAATATCGTTCACGCTCGCACCCTCATAAATTGTTAAATACTTACCCTATATTATAGAATGCGCCGGAGGGTTGTCCAGTGTATTTTTCTAAAAAGATCAGGGTTTTTGTCTAAAAAGATCAGTTTCGGCCGGGAGATCCCGAAAACGGGCATTTATAGGGGTGTGGGAATTCGGCCTTTTTCGAAAAAAAAGAGGAGGGATCAGGTGGCCGACAGACGCCTGATACCCTCCCCGCCAGAGATCCGGGCGACGCGCTATGCGCGCCACGTGCCCGTCACTCCTTCGGTTTTCTCTTCGTTTCGCTCCAGATGAACACGCATCCGAGCGCGCAGAGTCCGAGAAATTTTCTCCAGTCCATCTCGCTGATGCCGAGATAAACGAGAGCCCCGATCACGTATGCGCGTTTGGACGTCACGGCCTTGAGCGCGTTCTCCGCGCTGCCGTACAGTCTCTCCAGAGTTCCAACTACTTTGTCCTTAAACGATTTTTTCTCTTCATCCATTATGGCTCCTTTCTTTTTTGAGCTCTGTTACCGCGTCCGCTATCGTCTTCATGTGCTGAGCGGTCACGGCTTGATCTTTCGCTATTTTTTCTTGACTCTTCGCTATCGATCTCGGGAAATAGGAAAGCGGTAATCCGTCCGCATCCTTTTGCGATTGGATGGAATGGATCTCCTTGACTTTATCGTTCGTGTCGATCGTTATCGATTTTATGTCCTGACAGATTTGAGGGTTCGTTCCTGTCGGCTTGGAATCGTTCCCCTTCATCTTCGCCAAAAGATTGACGAATTCTCTTATTATCAGAACCGCAAATATACCGCCGACTCCGAGTTGTATTATCCAGTTGTCCATCCCTTCCTCCTATTTCATTTCAAGAATTTCAACGCGACCTCTTTTAGCATCTTCGCGAGCAGCCAGATAAGGATCAGAGCGAACGCCAAGACCACGGCCACGAGTCCGATGCCATACCAGATGGAATTTGTATCGTGGCTCGTGTGCACGCCTCCTTCAACATCTCCCGTTTTTACACTTCCCTGAAGCGTCTCGAACGTCTGGGTGACCATATTTATGACGGTTGATATCGATTGCTGGATCTTCGTCAGATCTCCGTCCAGCTTCTCGATCTTCTCCGACATCTTCTGCTGGTTCTTCAGCGACGTCTCCATATCGTTATTCGGTTTAACATTCGCCGAGTTCCCGTTGCATCCCCAAACGAAAAAACAGAGGATCGCGAGTCCAAGAACGACGAGACATCCGAGTATAACGCTCCTGATCTTTTCCCTGCTCACGACTTTCCTCCTATATGAAAGTAACGAATTGCCTCAAGATGGCTATGTCGTTCGGAGAGATGAAGATCGCGTCCTTGCCGGCCTCCACCTTTTTCTTCTCCCGCTCCATAGCTTCCTCGAGAGCTTCCTTGCTGATCCGGATCTCCGGATATGACAGCTTGACTTTTACCTTCTGGGCTTCGGTCAGTTTCTTCCCATACTCCTTGTCAAGCCTTTTCTTTTCCTCCTTCTCTTCCGTCGTCATCTTTTTCTGATCGTCTTCGTCAGGAAGAGCGTGGACGGATTGAGGGATCGGGCGATCGTACACCTCTTTGTAGAGTTTCGCCTTTATCGCTTCGAATTTTTTCTGCTTCTCGAGCATAGCATCATTTAGCTCGAGGAGCTGAAAATTCTCTTCGATCCCGATGTACAGATTGCAGAAGCGACCTATCGATTGCATAGTCGGATGAAACGGATTCGCGATATCAGAGTATTCAACTTCAACTTCGAATTCTCCCGTTTCTTCTTTAGCTTCTTTTTCTTCCACTTCTTTTTCCTTTTTGTCTTTGTCGGCCATTGTGTCTTCTCCTTTTCAAAAAAAATAATTACTCTGCCGGTTCTTCCGGTTTCGCTTCGATGTTCTTCTCCACCTCGGTCACGATCGCCGAAGCAGTCGCGCTTGACGCGCTGTCCACCTGCTTAATCAGTTTCGCAGATACGATTCCATAGACTTCTTTGATCTTCGCCTGCTCGGATTCGGTAAAGTCCGCAAGATATACCTTGCCCCTCTTCCCGTTGTCCGTCAGGAGCTGACCGGTCAGTCCCTTCGCGATCTGGATCCCCTGAGCGTGGATCTTTTTCTGGACGCTTTCATTCATCTCTAAAACATCAGCCATTTTTCTTCTCCTTTAAAATCAATAGCCATCGTCAACTAAAACTAAATCAAAACCACCGACGACTCCAATGTCGTCAGCGGTAACAGCAACGCATTCAATTCGGATATCCGTTTTCTCGACGAGCGCGCCGGCTGGGACGCCGTACTCGTATTGCCATCACGGCTGGCCGTCGTTTATAACCTCGATCTGACCTTTCGTCTGCCACGCTCCGTCACCTGCTCCGTTTGCCGGTCTCGCTTTCCATTTAAACTGAACGGATTCTCTCGATACGGAACTTCCGCCGTCAGACATTCCGACGTATCCCTTCATAAAATATCCGGTTTTGTTATTCGGTATAGTATAAACCGCCTGCTGAGTCTGACCGTCTCCAGCCATAATATACGCAGCGACCGTTCCAACGGTCACGATCCGAATTGTAATGTTTCCATCGTTCGTCTCGACACTCCCGGCGGTTAAGACGAGTGCTCGGTAAATTCGAATATAAGTATTCGAAAGAGCAACAGGTGTCGTCCCGTTCATCTGTACGGTTTCCTCTTGTAGATCCCAATTAGAGTCTAAACCGTAAACCTGAATTGTCCGGGCTCCGGTTCCCGCCGGCGAATAGTCATCATTCGTGCTGGTGCTCACAGCCTCCATCGATTGGGCAGTAGTAGGATAAAACCCGTATATACCTCCACCGGCCCACACGTCCTCCGGAGCAGATGCGATATCGACGTCCGGGTTATGGCCGAATTTGTTTATGCAGGAATATCCATCTATACTTCCCTTTGCTACTTCCAGCAAAAAATCTCTTGAAAATTGTCTACTCATTTTACCACCATCCCTCCGTAGTATCGTAATGGATAATTAAAGAATTCCCCGGCGATAATGTAAATGCAGCATTAACACCGAGAAGTAATTCCGCCCCGTTCGGCGTAATAGTTAAATTGCTTGAACCCGTATTAACGATTCTGTGTTCCTCTCCTTGGGCACCTGCGGGCAACGCGAAGTCAAACGCAGCTCCGCTGGTAACACCGAAAAGTATATGATCGTTTAAGGTGACTGTATAGGTTGCTGTTTTTCTTACAACGTTTCGAATTATACCATCGGAATCGATAATGGTTCCTGATTGCATTTCAATATCTGCGACATACGAAACTTTATCTCCGAGAACTCCGAGGTCAGTCATAAAGGTAAACATCTTATTACCATTTGACCCGCCGTAAAATTCTAACATAGCAAACGGTGTTGATACGGCCTTTATTTTCTGATCGCCTGTTGAACCGTCGAGATTAAAATCGTTATCTGCTGAAACCCAGAGGCCGTTCGTGAATTCGAATATCGTCGAAACGCTCAGAGCTGTTCCTGTTACGGTAACGGTCAGATAATCGATTTCGTATCCAACAGAACCGATAACCATTTCATTGGCTTGAGATGTCGTCGCTCCTCTTCCGATCGCGATCGATTCGGCGAAGCTCGCATCAGCATCTCTTCCGATCGCGATCGCGTCGAGATCCGCAGTTGCTGAAAGTCCGATCGAAATCGCGTGGAGATCCGTACTCGTTGCACCGCTTCCGATAACGACTCCGAATTTTCCGTTGGTTGCTCCATGTCCTATAACAACCGCGTCCTGTCCGTCGGCAGTCGATCCAGTTCCGATTACGATACAATCAGAGTTCGCATTGTCGTCCGCGTTTCCTCCGATCACGATTCCGTTCGTAGTTGCCTGAGCGTTATTCCCGATCGCGATGGCGTAATTTCCCACGGCGTCTGGACCGTTACCGATCGCGATCGCTCCCGTCGCGCTTGCCACCGCGCTTATTCCGAGAGCTACCGAGAAACCTCCGGACGCGCTCGCCCCTCCTCCGATACACTGGGACGTGGCAGGGGTTGCGCCCGGCTCAAAACTGAACAGCGTTTCGACGGTCAGGAAAGTTCCCGAAACGACGAAGCTCAAGTAATCAATTTCGTACGACGTTCCGCCGATCATCATCTCGTTCGCCTGGGTTGCCGTCGCGTTCCTTCCGATACAGATAACATCCGTGAATCCGTTCCGCGTCGCGTCTTCTCCGATAATAGTACAGCTGGAATGGCCGACCGTGTCCGTTCCGATCGTGACTCCGCTCCCGGCTGCTCTAACTCCGATACATACTCCGCTTCCGCCGTTGGCGTCGTTTCCGATCGATACTGACTCCGTTCCTCCTGTGGCTTGATAACCGATTACGCAACTCGTCTGATTCGCGCTTGCCGCATAACCGATTATTACCGACGCGTTGAAATTCAAATCAACATCTGCGCCTATCAGAACGGAATTCGCTGCAGTTCCGCCGGCAGGTTGGATATTATGTCCGATAAAAACCGAGTTGCCACCCGAGGCAATAATGTCTTTTCCGAACGCAACCGTATCGGCACCTGTTACGCCTTGCGAACCCGCTCCGATAACTTCCGAATTCGCTCCAGCAGTTGACGGCTGAAAGCTCACGAGATTATACCACGATAAATGTGTCCCCGATACAATAAATCTGAGATGGTCGATCTCCTCTCCGGTTGATCCAATTGCCATTTCATTCGCCTGTGTCGGCGTAGCTCCGTGACCTATCGCGATACACTCATCAAACGCAATATCTGCGTCATAACCAATAGCAACGCCTCTGGCACCTCCGCCTGTTACCTGAGAACCGAGACCGACAGACTGAGCTCCGACCGTCGCTCCCTGCCCAACGATTGTCGCGCTGGCTCCGGTTACAGTCGATGTTTCTCCGACAACCGTTGCCTGACTGAAGCCGACTCCGATATATGCATCCTGTCCTATACATACGCAATTATCTGCGCTGATCGCTACGTCATAACCGATACCGACAACTCCCGTTGCATTAACAAGTCCGAAACTCGCTCCGATCATAACGTTCTCAGCTTCTGTTCCTGTCAGCTGCCCAAGCGTTCCGATAAGTACTGAATCGGTTAAGGATGCTGTGCCTGTTATATCGACACCTATTCCGATACTTCTCTGAGCCAGTCCGCTTATATTATGACCGACGGCAACGATCGAATTTCCGACTGTGTTGATATTATTACCAACCATAACCGTCTCGACTCCGCTACTCGTTACCTGATAGCCAACCGATAATGAATTATCACCCGTAGCTGCCGCACCCTGACCGTATGCCTCAGAATTTATTCCCGATCCAGAAGGAGTAACATAAAATTCTCCGATAACGTGAACGTCATCGTTTAAGGTTAGAGCTCCATAAATTATTACATCTGCTCTGGTTCCGATTCCGGCAGATGATCCGTCGATAACGATCGAAGCCAGATTTGAATTCATACCGATAACGAGCTGATTAGATCCCACACTCATTAATGGATTACCCGAGTCAACACCTTTTCCGAAGACCCAGTTATCGTCACCGGTTATGAATCCGATAAACTGTCCGAACCCATAGCAGTCGTCATTCGTTCCGCTTGCCCCAGTAATATTTCTCCCGACATAAACCGCTCTATAACAGGTATTCGTAACGAGATTAAATCCAATTATCGTACTGTCTGTGAAAGCGGTAATTGATTCACCGAAGCATTTCGCGCTGGTCCCGGCCGTGATACTCTGCCCGATAGCAACCGCGTTAAAAGCGTTCGCTGTTACTGTGTTCCCTAAAGCGATTGAGGCTGCGCCAGTCGCAGAAGCGTAATATCCCATTGCCACGCCGTACTGTCCGGACGCTGAGCAGTTCCAACCGGTCACGAAAGAATCGGCACCAGATGCCGTACTTCTATAACGACTGAAACAGAAAGAACCCTGTCCGATATTCGCGTCGTCCCATTGGGTGGAGTCAACTTCTCCTGCCCGCATCGCTCTTTTTGAAGGAATCCACATAAACCGCGTCCCGGCTCCGCTCGTCGGAGTCGCGCCGGTCGTCCCTTCGCCCCATATCGTGTTGTCGATCTGAACAACTCCGGCGATATATGACGGCATAGTATCGACGTTACAATAAAGGAAATAATCGAACCCGGCTCCCTCCGCATAATATGCGTAACTGGTCCCGGTCACTCCCGTGCTGGCACTCTTCGCGATAAACGCATACTCATCACCCGAGAGCCTGTTCGTTCCGCTGATATTCATATCTGAATAATGACCGTATGCGTCGCCGTTTATTGTTCCGAGCGTCGCGCAAATTATATTCTGATAGCTTCCGTACACGGTGTTAAGCGTTCCGCCACTACTTGGCCCTACCCAATTCAGCGTTCCGTAAGTCTGAAGTGTGACGGTTCCTTCCGGATGAAAGCGGAAATAAGTTCCTTTAACACGACCGGTTATAGTTTTTCCTGCTGCGAGTGTAAAATCGTTCCACATACCGGTCATAGCGTCCGAACTATTCCCGTAACTTTCATACGCCCGCAGGATATTATGATTCCCGTAAATATACCCCATCGTGTTTGCTGCGTCTGACTGTCTGAGTTCAGTATAATGTCCAGTCATTTCCCAAGCGGTCGAAGTCGCTCCGCCGGTTTTGTTTATATACTGAAAAGTTCCGTAGTATGTAAAAGTCGGATTCGCGGTATAACTACCCTGATTGATCGAGACAGCGATTGCCTCAACCGTTCCCTGAGGATTCAGCTCGAGATGAGTTATATTGATTATTCTATTCTGGGCCATATCCAGAGTCGTGTCCATCGTATGCCCGGCAACGCTCCACGCGAGATTAGTCAGAGTGGCGTGGTCGTTAAGGCCTCCGCCTCCTCCGCCTCCGCCTTCAGCGATATGGAAAGTCTCCGTGTCCTGATCGCATCGTCCGAGAACGATTATCAATCCAGAAGCCGGCTGGGTAGTCGTCCACGCACCGGCGGTCGTCTGAGACAGATAATAGATCTTGCTCGGATCGAGCCCCCACGTATTTTTCCACCAGTTACCGGCTTTTAGAAAGAGTCCCTCTTCTGTTTCCGCAGTATCCTCTGTCAGCATAAAAACAATCGCGCAGTTATCGAGCGAGTCCGCCTGAGCCTTGACAGCTTTACCGGAATTATTAAAGGTGTACCATTCCCCTTCCGATCCTCCGTGGCCGGTTTCGATCTCAGCAGTCACCCATCCTCCGGCGTGATCGGCTGCCTCCCAGTTTTCGTTGTAATCCTCTTGCGGATTGTTCCCGGTTCCTTCCGGGAGTTCGTACTGTGCTTGAGGTGTCTGATTATCAGCCATATTTATACCCTCTCTACTTCCTGCTTGACTAAGTCATAGCCTTCTCTTCCGACTCCTCGACCGGTCACGACAGGCCTCACACCCAGCCAGAAATGATCTGACGGAGTCCCTCCGAAGTCTGCTGCGTTCGTCGCATTGTCGTACGTATAATTATCAACAAGGCCGATTCCGAGGTGTTCTGCCTGCTGTGTTACCCCATCGGCTTGAAACACTATTATGTCGTAGTCGTCCACGTCTCCGGCCTGCCATCCCTGCCACTCCCACGTGTCGAGAGTTCCCTCGCCCATTCCGCTGTTCCGGTTCGTATATTCCCAGATGACCTTAACATCCAAGTCTTCAGTCTTCGTCCTGTGACCGAGCTCCCCACGCGCGCTGTCCTCGATCTGAACCCGATCCGCGTGGGTGGCCTTCCGAGTCCATCCCATAACCGTATATTCGAACGTGTCGATCTCGTCGATGTCGAGTCCGTCTCCCCGGAGATTATACGGAACGAATTTAACATATATCTTTTTTCCGATCCATTCGGAAGGGATCTCGATTTTGTTATACGAGATCCCGGTATGGATCACGACTGTATCGTCTGCAATATCGTGATCCTTCGGTATCGTGTAATCTTTTCCCCGCACGCAATCCTTTAGAACGATATTCGATCCGGAAACCTCAGCGTTTCGATACGTCATAAATTCCATATTCGTCATAGCGAGATCGAAGTCGCCCCGGACTTCTCCAATCAGACAATACGAGAGATTGTTCCTCTGGTTCGTCCTCGTATAGGCCGAGAAAGAGCTCCCTCCGTAATCATCTGTATTTATGGTCAGCTTCCTGTTCCTCTTAACGATATCGCTGACGAGATCTCCGACATTCCCGAACTGAGTCAACCTTTTCGCATAGAAGAAATTGTCCGGAGCGTCGAGACTGAGCCAGATGTCGCAATAGGCCGTCGCTTCGCTATTCCGGATCGCGCTGAACGCCATCGTGTACGTATCGTTGTTGTGCCTCGCGTCTTCCTCCCAGAGAAGCGGAGTAACTTCCTCCGGAGGACCAACAGACGTGTCCTCTGATATCGACGCGTCATAATCGATTTCCTCATACGAGGTCAGATATTCGTCGTCCATCATAAAGGTAACTGTCACGCCGGCGTCGATTCCGACCGGCGGATCATCGACCGAGAAAACCCGGCAGCGCGCGTTGTTCAGATTCTCGTCCGGAAGATTTATATTGTATACGTCTCCGTGACGTATCCCGAGCCATCTCCCATTAAGAACGAGAACGTGAAGCATATTCTGAAAGCGTCCTATCTTCCACGCCTTCCATGCCATCTTCGATATAACGGCGGGATTCGAGAACATCTGATAATTGAGATTCTCTTCGATAATTTCTCCGTCAAGATCCTGAGACAGCATATCGTCCAGCTGGAACGTCGCGTCCTTTTTGTATTGGTTTAACCGGTTTTCGTAAACGACGTTCAGACGGTTCGGACAGAGGCCTATATCTTTCATACTCGACGAAACGATCGACATGTCCGGAGCTCCCTGATTCTTTATCGAGAGAATGTCCTCTTCTCCGATCGTATCAACAACGGCGTCGTTCGGGTTCGGCATAAAGAAACCGAATTTCCCGGCAGTTGTTTGATACGGATGAGCTTGTAGATGACCGAGTATGTCGCGAATAACCGCTCCGACGTTTCTCTTCCGGAGAACCGAAAACGACATTCCGATCCGATTATCGAAACAGGTATCACCGACGGTCTCGAGTTGAGTCGCGTCAACCATTGTCAGATCGAAACCCTTCGTATTTTTAAAGAGGTCGTATATGATCTGAGCGGGATTCGCATCGACTATAAGCTCAAGAGTATAAAAATTGCTCGAGCTATCGTGGCCGGACAAATACACGGTTCCGTTCGCTCCTTCGTGACACATCATAGTTCCCTGCGCTCCGAAGAACGGAGAGCTCCCGTGGCTGGTCCACCAAGTTTCGTCGAGTTCGAGCTCGTTCTGCGTTACCGTTTCGAATAGGCCGGTCTCGCGATCGTACATAGCGAACTGAAGCCGATCATAATCTTTATCCGGAGGACTGACCTGAATTCCGAGGCTGAAACCCATAATACAATTCGAACCGATTAGCGGAACTATGTATGCTGGTCCCCAGTCGGAACTCGCAGCGAGAGTGTCCTTCACGTTTCCGTTGAAATCGATTATCGAAGTTTTTCCTCCGTTATTATTCCAGAAGCAGAAATCCTCGTTGACCGCGAAGTCTCCCATGGCTGCTATATCGAATACTGCCGAATAATCGTAATGGGCCAGAAGCGTCTGACCGTTTAAGGAAACCTTGAACATATCGACGCCGGCAGCAAAATAATCCGTTGCTATAAATATGTACTGACTGTTCGATCTGATCCTCGTATTCGTGATGCCGGTTCCGAAATCGTAAATCTCCGTTTTCGTGTATTGACCTCGAGTCGTGTCCGTCTTCTCGGTTGTTAGAGATCCGCGATCGGCAGCCCATCTAATGATGTACAGCTTTCCGTCGAGTCCATTATTATAACTTATGTTTATATAAGGCCGATTGCTCAGATAGGTGATACAGGCATCCCACGTTCCGGTATATGACGTCAGATTAAGATTCGACAGATCGACCGTCTTCTGGAGAGTCCAATTCGCGTTATAGACTTTCATCTCCGTCTGAGTGAGAGTATAGATCCGATCGAACTTATCCCGGAGGATCTTATTCCCTCCAACCGTCTGCTCGCTCACCTTGTTTACGATATACGGAGGGATCGAGTCCATGGCGTCATCCCACGGGAATCGATGAACCTCGCTCGACGTCGTCGGAAAAGTGTTGTTGTCTTCTCCGAGATAGAACTGATTGAAATAAGTATATGCCTGACGCGGTAAAGGAACGACGTCATCTGCTCTCGAGTCCCAGTCCGGATCGACGGTCTGCTCCGGAGTCCCTCGATAAACGTTGATCGTCGAGTCTCCCTCCGGGACCATAATGTCGTCGTTCTTCCACATTCTCGTAACGTCGAGAACTCCGTGACCGATTCCGAGTGCTGCCCACGTCCAGTATTTGTATCCCGTGACCGTCTTCTGTCCGCCTTTTCCTCCCTCTTCGATCTTCCGGGATCTCAGTGGGCCTTTATAGATGAAGTTCCCTTTGACCTTACAGACGCCGTAATGGAGTGGGGAGCTCGCTCCCTCGTCAGCCGTGTTCATATTCAGGGCGGTGTACGGATCTGGAGCCTCCGGAGGATCTGGCGCGAAGAGAACCGCACCGAGAGCTCCGCCGGCTATGTAGCCCGGGACTCCCAACCACGCGCCGAGACCGAACGTCAGTCCGAGTCTTCCGGCAGCTTTTACGTTTTCGTTAGCACCCGCCATTTTCAAGCTCCACTATTCTTTTATGCCTGTAAATCGATTTCAGAGATCCGATCTCGAGAAGTCTGTCAAATTTTACCGTACATCCGCTTGGCTGATGAATAAACCAGTCTGGATCCACATCTGTTATTATTCCGACGTGGCTCTCGATCCCTCTGAACATAAACGTCACGAGATCCGCCGGCTTCCGATCGTCGAATGAGATCTCAACTCCGAATTGAAGTATATAGTCCCGGAACTCGTTCGGATCGACGTCCTTCCCGAGCATCCAATCTCTGTGATGGATCGGAAGTTTCGCGCTCTTCGGAATCAGTCCGGCCATCTTGTAAGGAGTCAGGCCGAACGTCGCGCAATGAGATCCTCTTTCCGGCTGGACGCCGTTCCAGACATACGGCGCGTCAAGCAACGACTTCGCGTGCTTGACGATTTCCTCCCGGAGGATCTCGCTTTCCTTTTTACATCTGCTCAGGTCTTGGGACATGCCTGAATCCTAAAAAATTATCAGTGTTGACGAGGCCTTCGCAGCCTCCATAAGATTTTTGACAATGAGGCCACGCGGTGTACTGATCCCCGATCGAGAGATCTCCGGAGAGCGGAGGCATCAGCTTAAACTCCCCAACCGTGTATTCCTGAATCGTGCTCTCCTCGCCGGCGAGCGTTCCCGTGTCTATCCGGATCTTGCCTCGAGTAAAATATCCGTCAGCTTCGGATCTTCCGGAATCGATCAGCGTTCTGTCGTCGCTTCCGGCTTGAGCAGCTCCCGTGACCTTTATCGTATCCCAGTCGATCGTGCACTCGATCGGATCTCCAAATATCACGTTGCACTGTTCTCCGTATATGTACGGCGGAACGTTTTTCTTCATAAGGAAGAAGATGTCCCGGAATTCTATCTCGAGAGAAAGCCGGCTGACTTCAACTTTCCCGGTCGTGCCAGCGAATTTCAATCTGTAGTTCGCGTCCTCGTCTCCGAGCTCCGCCTGATAAAGACGAAACTTTCCTCGATCGAGAGCGCGCCGGTTCCGGATCTTGTTCAAATCGATAAGCGTTTTCGTGTAGTCGCTTAAAAGAAAAGAAACCCTCATCGTACCGACTTTCATAGACGATTCCATCTCGTTGCTATCCCTCGAGATCGGCGCATTGATATACGTGTTCGATTGGAACGTCACCGGCTTCGAGAAGCTCGTGAACCTCTCGAAAGTGCCGTCCTCATATTCGAACTCGTAAAGCTCGATCAGAGTTATGTTTTGGACATCGGCATCAAGTACCATTGAAAGGGCTCTCCTCTTTAATCCCTAAAGTCATATTGACGAGATCGTATGCGGAAAGAATCGCCTCAGCTGTTCCGGTGAAGCGACATCTGCGGAGAAAATATCCCTCGATCTCCACGTCACCGGTGTCGGCGCAGTTCACGTCGATCGTCCCGTCGTCCTCGTCATTAACAACGTAATCCGCCACAATAGTTTTGAGCGTTCCTCCAACCCAGAGACTGAATCCGAGAGTAAGCTCTATATTCCAGACCTCATACGTCCGGCTGTCAACTCCGATCGTATATGTCCGGATCGCTTGAAGCGTTACGGGAGCCGAAGTCGGCTTGTTCCCGATCGTGTTCCTGTTGATCTTGTTTCCGACGAGTCCGAACTCGTCCCGGAAAAGGAAGCTGTCCTGATTTCCTCCGACGTTCAGTATGACGTTCGCCAGCTCGAGTTTATCGGCCTCCTGAAGCTGGTTCATCGGAAGAGAAAAAGTTGCCCAGTCGTATGGATCGTGAACGAGCTCCTGCGTGACCGTCTGATTCGGATTCTGCTGAATCGTGACGAGCGGAGCATATTTCGATCCGTATCCGTACGAGAAGCATCTGACTTCGTCGTTCAGTATGAATGTCTTCTTCGCCATATCTCTTCCTTAATCTATCGCGTACCCTTGCTTGTACGTCTCGTTCATCTGCCTGATCAGTTTCGGATCTCGGAGGAGCATATCTTTTATCCCTCGAGAATCCGGACTGATTAAATTAAAATTATTTGTTACCTGTTCCGCTCCTCCGCCGGCGACGCCTATTCTCCCGCGTTCGTCTCTCGAGAGAGGCATCACGACCTCCGGCCCACGTTCTCCGATTAAAGCAGCCGTTGGACCGTGAACGACTCCTCCTGCAGCCATAGCGACAAGACCGCTTGCAGCAACCGCTGCTCCTCCGGCTCCTCCGCCGGCGATCCCTCCGCTGATCGCTCTCATAACTGCAGCCTGTACAGCCATCTGAACGAGCGAGTCCGTGACGTCCCGGATCGACTGGTTCCAGCTTTTCGTCTGGAGAATCAGATCCGTTATCCCGGAGCCGATTGTTCCCTTCATATCATCCCACGATACAGTAAAATCGGACACCTTCTTTTTCGTCGCATCCGCATCGGTTCCGATCTTCTCCATTGCAGCTCTCGCCGTATCGCCTGCTGCAGCAATAGCTGCTTTCGTCCCGATCATTTCGTTCTTCAGATCCTCTGTCGAGCTGACGCCGATTTTTCCGAACGCGTCGAGTTCAGCACGGAATTTCGCGAGCTCGTCGTTCGCTCCGGATGTCTCCTCTTTAAAGAGTCCGAGCTTGTCGACAATCTTCTGGATGTCCGCGCTGGCGAAATCAAAAAAGGTCTGATCCTCTGTTTTGCCGGCTTGATGTTTCGCGATCGAATCAAGAGCACGCTTATGAGCAGATTTTATATTCTCGAGTTCTGTTTCATAATCTGATGCGATCTTTGCCATCTCCTCGCCGAGATCCGGGAGATCGATTTCCTTTAGAGCCGTCCTATTCTCTATTGCAAAACCGATAAACTTCGCGAGTTTATCTGATGCCTCATCCATCCCAAGAGCTCTCGTCAGCTTCTTTGCTCGAACAGCCATTTTCCGAAGAAGATCCATAATCTCAGTAAATACTCCGGAGAAAACATTGATAAGCGGATTTATAAAAAATCTGACCGCGAGATCCTTCATCGCAACCCACACTTCGTTGAGGATTTTTTTCAACCACTGGAATCGTTCAGCTATCCACCAGATGAAGTTCTGCATAGCCACCTGAACCGGTTCGAGACTCTCGAGCCACCGGCCGAATTCGATCGCGAGGATCGCCGTTGCGAGAATACCGAGAGCGGGAAGAAGAACGCCGGCAATCCCGGCTGCCATCTTTAAGAGTCCGCCTGCAGCGAATATCGTTGCTTTACCGAACATAAACATTGCATTCGCCATAAGAACGAGTTTCGCAGAAAGATGGATCGCGACGATCGCGATGAATACCGTCTTTAACTTCACGAGCCAGTCCCAGAGCTTTCTGACCATTATAACCGCCCGGAGGACTCCGTCGGATACTTCCGCACTTTCCGTCTTTATCCCGGCAAGAACCCGGATGAACTGAGTTATGTTCTGGACCGCCGTTTTCAGAGCGTTCGTGAATCCGCGCTCTCCGATCATCAGCGTAACTTCCTGAAGCGTCGAGATCAGTTGGAGGTACGCGCCCCGGAGAGTGTTGTTAATTAGATCCGCGTTTCTCTTCGCGACTCCCTCCGCTTCCCGGTTCGCGTCGGTCAGCTGATTGATCTTCTCGATATTCTGAGACATCGCCAGAGCTGCGGTTGCAGCGCGAGCTCCGAAGATCCGGAACGCCTGACCCGTATCCATCCCTGCATCCTTCAGAGCCTGAAGAGCGGGAACCAGTCCGACCTTCTGCGGATCTATCTGATCGTACGTCAGGCCGAGTTCCTTCAAGACCTTCACGGCGTTCGTTGACGGAGCGAGAAGATCCGCAAGAACCTGTCTCAGCCCCATACCGGATTTAGATCCTCGCAGACCGGCGTCTGCCATAACACCCATGGCCGCAGCCGTCTCTTCGATCGACATCCCGACCTGGGCAGCAATAACACCGGCGTAGTTCATACCGTCTGCCAGTTCCCTGACGGTCGTGTTAGACTTATTGGCGGTATTGGTTAAAACGTCAGTCACACGACCGGCCTCATCCGCCCCAAGGCGGAATTGCCTTATTGAATTGGCGACAAATGAACTCGCTTCTCCGAGCTCGAGCATCGCGCCTGATGCGAGATTGAGAGTTGCTTCGATCGCTGCGACACTTTCGTTCACTGTAAAACCGGCTCGAGACAAGTTCAGGAGTCCTTCACCCGCCTGAGTGGCCGTGAATCGAGTAGTCGCTCCGAGTTCTCTCGCGACGGAGTTAAACCTCTCCATCTCGTCAGTTGTCGCGCTCGTTACTCCCTGAAGTCTGGCCATCGTGTCCTCGAAGTCCATTATGGTGCTCGTCATTTTCCTGAACACCATATATCCTCCGACCGCTGCGAAGAGTCTGAGCGCGACTCCTCGCATGCCGGCCATCGCGCCGGATGCACCGTGAGTTCCCGCGATCATCTGCTTGATTGCGGTGTTATACTGACGTGCTCCCTGAACCGCGCCTCTCGCGCTGATGGCTACTGCGAGAACTGCCGTGTTAGCCATAGATCACCTCTTTTTCTGATCCGTTTTCTTCTTCTTTTTTCGCTTCGGATCGTTGAAATACCTTTTCATCCAAGTGTCGTCCAAGAAGGTGATGTAGTGGAAAAGAGTCTCGCGAGCTTCCGGATCGTGATATCCTTTTATGTCCATCCACGCTTCTATGTCCGAGACCGCGAGCGGATTCATGTCGAACCCGTTCTGGCGTCGGTTGTGCAGGGATATAAAGGCATCCCAGGCCGGAAAAAGATCCAGCCTGAGATCCGGTTTTGCATTCAGCGCCTTGACGTTCTTTCCTAACGCTTCCTGCGCCTCGAGTTTTTTCGCTCTTGGTCCCCATTCGTACTCCCACTCAAGGCGCGCTTTCAGTTTCCCTCTGCCGCTTTTTTGTCTTCTAAAGCGTAGAGTTCACGCTGCTGGGAGAGCTCGATGACTTCCTTGAAGAAGTCCTCTATCTCGAGAGCCTTTCGAGCTTCTTCCTTCGAGTACGGGATCGCAACATCGTTGTCGTCGAGAAGCCCCTCCCATCCGAGGAGGATCGTCTCAGCGACTACTTCGCGCATAAAGTCTCTGTCTGAATCCTTGAGAGAGGACACGGAGCTCTTCACGCTCCGGAGGAACCTCTTTCCCTTCTTCAGCAGATACTCTTCGCACTTCCTGTTCCCGAATCTTGCGATCAAGATCCGGAACCCGTTCTCGTAAGGCACCCACACGCCTTCTTGTTCCGCCTTCATGTCTGTCTTGAAATTCGACAGTCTGAAACCTTTTTTCTCTTTGTCGGCCATTTCTTTTTCCTTCATAAAAAAGTACGCCCGTTTACTCTGCGGGCCAGATAACGATTCTCATGGTTATGTCTTCAGTCGCGTTCATGTGAGCCTCGAACGAGATGCTCTCTGAAAGCTCCGTGTCGACTCCGCCGGCAACCGTCTCGTCGTCGCTCATCTGAAAAGATGGGATCTCGAAGAGGGTGCCGTTCCCGAGCCCGAGAGCTCCGGATGTCATAGCATCCTCGATCGCGATCGCGACCCCGGCTTCAGTGTGAGCCAGATACTTATCCTTCTGAGTGTGATCCTCAAAAAGGAGCTCGAGATCTCCCGTCACCCCGAAACGTCCCGTGCCGATCGCGTGGTTGGCGAGCTCTCCCGCGCACCGGATCGGACGGAGGTTGTTGGTCACTTCGATCGATCCGCTCATCAGGCAGACGCTTCCGTGATCGACGTTTATAAACTGGATGTCATTCGCAGAGCTGACGATGTCGTTCTCGTTCGCAGCAGTCGGAGATCCGTCTCCGGAAGTAGCTGCAAGAGCCTGCTCGTCTTTCCCCATAAAGGAGAAGGAGCCCGTGATCCTCCCGTCAACCGGTATGTCGAGAGACATGCTCTCGGGCATCATACCGCGATAGAGTTCGAAGATATTCGTCAGATCCTCATGTTCCCTCTCGATCGAGAAGGAAACGGGTGTCACGCCGTTGACGATCTGCGCGCCCTGCTTGATCGTGATCCCGGTCTGACCGGCAGCGTCCACGAGATTGTCTTTATTGTAGACAGTGAACGTCCCGGCTGCAGAAGTCGCAACTTTGTAATATCCGTTGTTCGCGATATACGCGCCGGTGAATCCCGAGACTCTCACCCACTGATTAACAGTCGGAGCCGTATCCCACGCCGTGGCGTGAGTAAATGTCCCGGTTGCAGCGGTAACGTCCACCTGAGCAGCCGTCGCCACTGTTACTGCCGAGCTCCACGCTGCAGCCATAAGAAGAGCCCGCAGGAAGTCGTGATAACTGGCATACGAATATTCGAAGTTGAGATCACCCTCAGCTCCAATGCCTGTACGGATAATGCCAGGGATCTGGCGATCGGAACGGATCTCTTCCGAGACCTCCGTTGCTTTCGTTCCTTTCAGGCTCTCGCCTGTTTCACGCAGGTTGGTCATCTTCGGGTTCCCGGTGATCACTCCCCACGTGGTTTCCTCGTAGTACCTCAGTACTGTTCTATTAGCATCACTCATCGATTGTCTCCTATAAAAAAATCGAATTAAGTTTGAGTGAAATCAGCCCTGTAAGGACAGGTCACGTTGACCTGATGTTCTCCAGCAGCCCTTCCGACAACTGTCGGATACGGAGCCATGTCGAATTTCACGATGGTTCCCTCCGCGTCACCGACGTTTATATTAACATAATCATACGCCTGAATACATCTCTCGACCGCGAGATTAACTTCTGTTTCTCCGAATCCAAACGGAGCATTAACCTGAAGATCGAGAATCCCTTCTTGGCGATATGTGTTTTTTTCGCTTATGCAGACAGTGTTCGCTCCTGCCGGCCTGATCGACGCCCTGATCCAGACTGCGTTATCCGGCTTCTGAAACGCCGGATCGTTTTCGTACTGAATCGAATAGTTAAAACCGCCCGTCCCGAGTTTCGTGTTGACGTCCGCTTTTATAGCCGTGATCATTGCCTGATATGCCATCTGTCACTCCTACCTGAAAGATCCCTGAACGAGAGCGATCGACTCTCGAAGCATGGCGAACGGTGCGATCCTGTCCGTCCCGTATTCTATATACTCGGCATAGAAAACGTTGTTGTATACATACACGATTTTTCCGATGAGCGTCTTTCCTCCGGCAGCTGCAGCCCGGATCTCGTCCTGAGCTCTCTTGACCGTCTGAGATCCTCCCGGATCGGGAGGGAGCTCGCTCGAGAGATCCATGGATCCAACTCCGACCTGCCAGCCTCCCCGGAGCCGTCCCGTATCGACCGGCGTCAGGAAGACGACCGACGTCACGAGATCCGATACGACCTTGATCATAATCATATCGAATTTCTCCGGAGCGTTCTTGTTGGCGAACTTCGTCAGATCCTTCACAAAGGATTTCGAGTTGACCATTCTGATATTGACGCCCACTTTTATCTTCCCAACCAGATACGATACGCCTGAGTCAGATCTCCGCTGTCGATCGGATCGACCTCGACGAT